GGTAATGATGGTTGTGTACAATACAACACAGAAGTAATTACTTTATTGTGTAATCAAATAGAAGAAATAGAAAGGGAGATATAATATGTGGCATAGAATAATAGCACACTTCGAGGAGAAGTATGGTGAGAGTACTAAGTATGACTTAGACTATGGTAAGTTATTAATAATAGCACTATGTATTTACATAGCATTGGAGGTGTAACATGACTAAAAAGAAAACAATAGAAGTACATAAGATACTCAACTTAACTAAGCATCAAGCAAAGCAGATACTAGATATACTTGAGGGTTTACGTAGCATCAATGCAAACACAGATGAAAAAGTTCCATTAGATTACGAACAGGTATGTAAGCTAGATGGGATGGAGTTTCAACTTGCTAGTATTGTTGGTGCTAAAGTTGAGTGCGAACATGGACACTATACAAGATGGAGTGGAGCATATGAGTATAAATAAATATACAGTAGTATATACTGCGAATGATAGATATGATTCCCCTATAGATGAACCCACTAGTAGAGTAGAATATATACAGGGAGAAACTTTAGACATAGCTATTGATGAACATATAAAGCACATGAAACGTTGGGCAATACAGGGAGTAATTGGAGAGGTAATTTACCTAGAAGGACATATCAAACAAGTAGATATAGGTCATGGTATTGGACACACAATGAACGCATATAAAGATGTAGTTATTACAGGAGTAAATAATGACACCATTAAATTTACATGACCTAGTACAGAAGTACTATTTGTCTAATGATTTCAATGTGTTAGCTGATAAAACTAAACATGATTATCAATATTGTGCAGGAGTTTTATTAGCTACTGAAGTTGATGGCAAAAGTTTGTCAGAAATAAGGCTAACTAAAATGAGTGGTGCAATAGCAAGAAGAGGGTACGAGCAATGGCTTGGTCGTGGAATCTATCAGGCTAATGCCATCACGTCTGTAGCACGTAAGGTATATTCTTTTGGAATGGAGATGGGTTATGTTGAGAGCAATCCATTTGCTACCTACAAGAGGAAGACACCCCATGCACGTAATACTGTGTGGACAAAAGACCAAGTGACACAGTTCTTAGACGTAGCTTATGCTGATTTTAAGTACAGAAACTTGGGATTGATAGTGCAAATGTCCTATGAATGGTGTCAAAGGGTAGGCGATATGCGAATGTTACAGTTTTCTAACATAGATTTTGATAAATGTGTGTTAAATTTGCAACAGTCAAAGAGAAGAAGTGTAGTACATCTACCGATTTCTCTTGACTTATTGGAAATGCTTCAGCAACAGAAGGAAGAATATGATTTTCAACCCTATGTTGCACCCTATCCTACCACAATGAAGGGTAAATACTCGCCATATACTATGCAAAGGCTATCAAAGGTAGCAAGATTGGTCATAGAACAGGCAGGATTACCTAATGACCTGCGAATATCTGACCTGAGAAGGACAGGAACTACAGAAATGGTGGAAGCAGGGGTATCTATGGGTCAGATTATGTCTGTGACAGGGCATGCTAACCCACAATCTGTTAAACCTTACATGAAAAATACGTATGCTAGTGCAGAAAGTGCATTGACAATGCGAAATAACCATGGTACAAGCAAGTAAATGCCGACAAGGAGAGTGATATATGAATATACATACATACATTAAGGACTTGGATATAGGAATAGGTGAGAGTAAACGACTCAACTGCCCTGTATGTAATAGTTACAAGACATTTACTGTGACTAATAACATGGGTCAGATGCTATGGAACTGTTACAAGCTATCATGTCAACTGTCAGGCTCTAAACGTATGCCTTTGTCAGCTAATGATATCAAGATGCATACACGTAATACAGAAAAGAATAATGAACCCTTCGTAATGCCTGAGTACATAGTGCCTTACGATAGGGAAAGTTTCTATGACATAGCTAATGACAGGCTAATGTATGATGTGAAGGAACATAGAGTTGTGTTCCCTGTCATACATGAAGGCAGAGTTGTTGATGCCAATGGTAGGTCATTGGGTAAACGAATACCTAAATGGAAACGATATGGAAAAAGTGACTTGCCTTTTGTCTCTGGACATGGTAAGGTCGCAGTAGTTGTTGAGGATTGTGTGAGTGCTTCAGTTATAGATAGTGAAGTATATGTTGGGGTAGCAGTATTGGGTACGTCATTATCCGAATCACACAAGCAGTATCTCTCACGATTCTCAACAGCAATAATAGCACTAGACCCTGATGCTCTACCCAAGACGATGACATTTGCAAAGGAACTAAGAGCCTACGTAAATGATGTCCGAGTGCTACGTTTGAAAGATGACTTGAAATATATGAACGAAGATGATATAAGAAACTTAACTAACTTAACCCCAAAGGAGAACCAATATGGAACTATCCCTACTACGTAGCTTGATGAATCAAGAGTTTTATACCGACCATCGTGGCTCTAAATGTCCTGACAGACTATTTAGTAAAGATGCTAGGAAGTTAAAACACACGATTGATTATGCTATGAATAAATATAAACGAGATGTAACACCTGATGAGGTGGAAGCATTGTTCATGGCGAACAATCCATCTATGACTACTGCACAGAAGCAGGGGTATAGTTCTTTGTTTAACACAGTTAAGAGAGAGCAACCTATGGGTACTGATGTGGCACAGGATGTGCTGTCCAAGCTATTCCAACAGGTCATAGGAGAGGACATTGCCAATCTAGGTTTTGATTATGTCAATGGTGCAGAGAGAAGTCTCAAGCCATTACGTGACTTGCTAGATAAGTACAATGATAACTTCCTACCTGAAGTCAAGATAGAATGGGATGATATATCTTTTGATACTATCATGGCTAAACAATCTGTACAGATGAAGTGGACATTCAACATACCTGAGATGGCACGTAAGGTAGAAGGTGTCAATGCAGGATACCTTATTGAGATAGGAGCTAGACCTAATACAGGTAAGACTTCTTTCCATGCATCCATGTTGGTAGGACCTAATGGTATGGCTAGGCAGGGTGCTAAGTGTGTAGTGTTATGTAACGAAGAGTCGTATGACAGAGTTGCTTTCAGATATATACAAGCATCAACAGGCTTTCCTAAGGAAAAGATACAGGCTAATATACAAGAAGCTAAGAGTATCTATCAGGATATAACCAAGAACGTCAAGATTAAAGACGTAAGTGGTGAAGACATGACATGGGTAGAGACTATGTGTAAGTCAGAGAGACCTGACATAGTTGTCCTTGACATGGGAGATAAGTTTGCTAGACAAGGTAGCTATTCTAGACCTGATGAGATGCTGAAAGCCAATGCTATATATGCTAGGCAGATAGCCAAGACGTATGGTTGTGCTGTATTCTACATGTCACAGTTGTCTGCTGAAGCAGAAGGTAGACAGGTTCTTAACCAAGCTATGATGGAAGGCTCACGTACAGGAAAAGCAGCTGAAGCTGACCTGATGTTACTGATAGGACAACCTGCTCAAGTAGAAGGGGTTGACGAACAGGCAACTTTAAGGCATATTAATGTTGTTAAGAATAAAGTAACAGGATGGCACGGAATGATTAATTGTAACCTTGATTATAGAATCGCAAGGTTCACAGCATAGAGGAGTAAGATATGAAACTTACATTAGATGTAGAAAATACTGTCACTAAACGTGACGGCAAGATGTATCTCGACCCATTCGAGCCTGACAATAAACTTGTCATGGTAGGATGTTTGACAGATAAAGGAGAAGAATATTTATATAGAGATGACTTCAGTGGTGTACAAGCACACTTGGATGAAGCTACTATATTAATAGGACACAACATAGCATACGATTTGATGTGGCTATGGGAGTGTGGCTTCAAGTATGATGGTCCTGTGTTCGACACAATGCTAGGCGAGTATGTCTTGCAACGTGGCAACAAGCAACCACTATCACTAGAAGCATGTGCTGAAAGGTATGAGTTAGATACTAAGAAGCAGGACACCTTGAAAGAATACTTCAAGCAGGGTGTAGGTGTTGACGAGATACCACCTGAAGAGTTATCTTCTTACCTGTCAGCAGACTTACATGCAACACAACAGTTAGCAGAACAGCTAACCAAGAGACTGATGACTACCGATTCAGCCTTAATGGAGTGTGTTGTATTAACTAACAGAGTTTGTGTTACTCTTGCTCACATATATAACACAGGCTTTGCAGTAGATGTAGCCAAGTTAGATGAGGTTAAGGTACAATTCGAGACAGAAAAGCTTGACATAGAAAATAGATTACAGGTTCAGATACGTAGCCTGATGGGTGATACACCTATTAATCTTAATAGTCCAGAGCAGATGTCTTGGGTTATCTACAGCAGAAAACCACACGACAAAACTATGTGGGCAAATGCTTTTACTCCATACATGAGTAAGCAGGATTTCAATACTACGGTGTCTAGTAATTCAGATATTGTTTATAGAACACAGGCTGTATCATGTAGAGAATGTAATGGTACAGGTCAGATAAGAAAGGTAAGAAAGAATGGAGTACTCTACAGTAATACAAATAGGTGTTTACATTGTTCTGCTCATGGCTATCTTCTTAACCCCACTAAGGTAGTAGCAGGGTTGAAGTTTAAAGCACCAAGTTCTAAGTGGATATCTGCTAATGGATTTGGTGTGTCTAAGACGAATTTAGATATGTTACAGAGCATGGCTAAACGTGTCAACATGACTGATGCTGTCAATTTTCTGACAGATGTCAAACGTTTGTCAGCTTTGGATTCATACCTAAGTTCTTTTGTAGAGGGTATAAAGGCACACGTTAAATCAGATGGTAAGCTTCATGTGAGGTTATTACAACACAGGACTGCAACAGGTAGATTTAGTGGTGCTGACCCTAATATGCAGAATATGCCTAGAGGTGGTACGTTCCCTGTTAAGAAGGTATTCGTATCACGTTGGTCAGGTGGCAAGATACTAGAAGCTGACTTTGCACAGCTAGAGTTTCGAGCTGCGGCATATTTATCACAAGATAAGGTGGCAATGGATGAAGTTTCTACAGGGTTTGATGTTCACTCGTATACGTCTAAAGTTATTACAGATGCAGGTCAACCGACTTCTAGGCAGGATGCGAAAGCACATACATTCGCACCACTCTACGGAGCAACAGGCTTTGGCAGAAGTAAAGCAGAAGCAGAATACTATGAACACTTTACCAAAAAGTACACAGGAATCAAAGCTTGGCACTCCAGATTGGCTAAAGAAGCTTTAGAGACAGGCAAGATATCTACACCATCAGGCAGAGAGTTTTCTTTTCCTGATGTACAACGAAGAATGAACGGCACAGTAAGCTTCTTTACACAGATAAAGAACTATCCTGTACAGAGTTTTGCTACTGCCGACATAGTTCCCATTGTGTTGATACACATGGAGAACTTGTTAGCCAACTACAAGTCATGTATTGTTAATTCAGTACATGATTCTGTGGTGGTTGACATACACCCTGATGAGATACAACAGGTGTTATACCTCATCAAACTACTCAATAGTAGTCTCCAATCTATTATTGAGAATCAGTTTAAGATACAGTTCAATGTACCATTATTACTTGAAGCAAAAATAGGTGATAATTGGCTTGACACTAAAGACGTAAGCTGATATAACTATGAAACATTTGACTCACAGAAAGGAGCAATACATATGGATAATAATTTAGTGACGATTGATACGAATAACTACGAAGCTATGGCTAAAGCAATGGGTATAGCAGGTGAAGGTACGAAGTCTTCCGATAGTAAGAAGACTCAACAGCTACCACGTTTCAGGATAAACCATTCAGCAATCATGGGTGAGACCAAGATGAATGGCAAGAATGTAAATGTAGAGGTAGTTGAAGGTGGTACTTACAAGCTTGAGATACCTGATGGTGAAACTTACTACAGTAAGACTGCCACTATAAGACCTTTCATGCAAAGATACATGTATAAGAGGTTCGTTAAGAATATGAACGCAAAGATGGGTGAGCCTATGGGCATCTATCATAAGACTGTTATGGCAGATTCACTAAACCTAGATTTAAAAGATAATCAAGGTGGGTTTAACTGTGGTAAACCAGCAGGTTATATTCAAGACTTCAAAGCATTACCTGAGAAAACGCAAGACTTAATCAAGCAGATTAAAAGAGTGCGTGTTATCTTTGGTATGGTGGATTTACTTGAGCCATGTAATGCAAAGGGCGAGAAGATAGCATTTAAATCTACACCATTTATATGGGAGATAGATAATAGAGATGCCTTCAAAACTGTAGGTCAACCTTTTACTAAGTTGGCACAGCTAAAAAGACTTCCTGTTCAGCATACAATAGCATTGGAGACTGAAGAACGTAAATTACCTAATGGTAATGTATTCTACTTACCTGTCAGTACCTTAGACATTTCTAATAAGGTTGACTTATCTGATGATGACCAAGTAATCTTTGGTGATTTCATGGCATGGATTCAGAACTACAATCAATACATTGTAGGTGAGTGGGATGCTAACGTAGGTGGTAATTCAGATGCAGATATGAAAGATATAGTTGAAGACTTTATCGAAGTGGATGCAAGCTAATGAACCACCGTGCTGAACTAGCGATACATAAGTTACTAGAAGATATACTTGCTTCCAAAAAGCAGATGTCAATGGAGACTATTGAAGGTGTAGCATCCGATATAAAGGAAGCTATGGTTCGTCAGTTCGGAACAAAGAATGACAGAGGGGATTTTAAACTACGTATGTCTAACATAGGTAGACCCTCTTGTCAGCTTTGGTTTGATAAGAATCACCCTGAGAAGGCATTACCAAAAGGTAATAGTTTCTTGATGACAATGATGATTGGTGATATAGTTGAAGCTATCTTTAAAGGTTTATTAAAGGAAGCTAAGATAGATTATCAAGAGAGTGAAGAGGTTACATTGGAACTAAAGAATGGTATCAATGTAAAAGGAACTTATGACCTTGTACTTGACGATTGTGTTGACGATATAAAATCTGCATCTGATTGGTCATACAAGAATAAGTTTGCTTCATTTGAATCAGTAGCTAGTGGTGATAGCTTTGGTTATGTAGGTCAACTCGTTGGGTATGCGAAAGCGAGTGGTAAAAACATAGGTGGTTGGTGGGTAGTGAACAAGTCTAATGGACAGTTCAAATACGTGTCAGCAGGAAATGCAGATACAACTAGTGTCTTAGATGACATCGAGAAGACCATTAAGCAAGCCAATGCTAAAGAGTTAGTGAGGTGCTTTGAGCCTGAAGAAGAAACCTTTCGAGGTAAAGCTACAGGTAATCTTGTTCTTAATAAGAATTGCACCTTCTGTGATTTCAGACACACTTGTTGGGATACTCTTAAGGAGTTACCTGCACAGAAGTCACAGGCAAAAGAACCTAAGATGGTTCAGTATATTAAGGTAGCATAATGTATCCTTCTCACAAGGCAACACGTGCTGCGTATAAGTATGGGTATAGGAGTGGACTAGAGCATAAGGTCTCACTCTATCTAGAGGAACGTAAGCATAAGTATGATTACGAATCTATTAAGATAGAATGGGAAGACCTAGCCTACAGAACCTATACC